GCTTTGGAAAAGACTGAATCTGAAATGCAGACAATGCTAACAGAGCAGCTTGACGCACTCGCCAACCCGCCGCTGCGGCAGGCGCTTCCGGCTGGCTGGTAGTCTCATTCACATCTGACGGTGCAGGGCTTTTTAAGCCCTTTTTTCGCGTCTAAAATCGGGGGCATCTATGGACTTAGTGCATATCATTGACACTCTCATTGGCATTGTGGTGGCCGGTGGTGCGTATTTCCTTGGCTCCCAAGCAAGGGAACTCAAGCGGGTTGAAATACTGCTCAACCGTACCCGCGAGGACTACGCCACACGCACAGAGATGCGTGATGATATGCGTGCAGTTATGGATGCCCTTCATCGTGTAGAGGACAAGCTTGACCGCGCTCTAGGGCGTGATTGATGAACCTTGTCCATGCGTTTTTGCTAACCGTTTTCCTCCACGATGGAAGCGGTGGCAAAAAGCTTGTTTCCAATGACATGTACTGGCGCGACATAAACTCATGCAAATGGTATGCGCGTCAAATTCATTCCCAATCCCGCGATAAAATCACAGCTTATTGCCTTCCCCGCTTGGTAGACCCTCAAACAGTGAGACTTTACGATGATTGACCCAATCACAGCATTTTCCGCTGTTTCTGCGGCGAGTGGTGCTATTTCCAGTGCCATCAAAGCAGGCAAGGATTTACACAGTCTCTCCGGCCCAATCAAAAAATATGCGGCGGCAGAAGCCGCACTTAATTTTGGGGCGCAGAGGAAGAAGAACAGTATTTTCTCAAAGATGACAGGTGCGGAACAAGCTGGCATTGATGAGTTTTTTCGCAAGCAGGAAGTCGAGAACTTGCGCGCAGAATTGCGTGAAACCTTTGTGCTATTTGGGAAAAGAGGCCAGTGGGAAGCTTTGCAGGCAGAGATTGCCCGTCAACGTCAAATGCAAAAGGACGCACTAGAACATCAAGCCAAGCAACGTGAGAAGTTTTTGGCAATCATTACTATTCTTGGCCTGGTGGTTGTTGGCGGCGGTGGCATAGTCTATTGGGTAGCTTGGATGAAAGATTGGCTGTAACAAAATGTTACACGTCTCTACAGGGCGCATTGGTGAACATATCGCCTGCGCTGCTATAGAGTTAAACGGCTGGCAGACTATTCACTGCCCCGCCCGTGGGTTTGATTTGGTAGTCGTTAAAGGCGAAAACATCCTAAGATGCCAAGTCAAAGCCAGCACCTTCCACAGACTCCCCCAAAACAGGTTGCAGTTTCACTTTGGAATTGGCGGCAAAAAGCGCAGGCCGACACGGGATGACTTCGACTTTGCTGCATGTGTCAGCATCCCACACAGGCGCGTCTATTTCATGCCTATACAATCAATCAAAACATTGACGTTCAGCACCAATGGCAACCTGTTTTTGGAGGGAGTTGAACAACAATCATTCAGTGAGACAATGGAGAAGCTTAATGCAAGATAGCCTGCCAAACCGCCGTCCCTGCGAATCGGAAGATGTTGGTGAAGGCATGACAGTGACAGTCAGCTTTCACCCGCAATCTGGCGAACCTGTCGAGGTGTTTCTTACCGGCAGAGGCAAGGCGTCAGACAGCCCAATGGCAGAAGCACTTTACCGTCTTGGCGTATCAGCCAGCAAAATGATGCAGCGAGAGGACAACGATGAGCAAGTTGCTTGATTTGATTAAAGAGCATGAGGGGGTTGTACCCCATGCCTATACCGACAGCCGTGGCTACCTCACCATCGGAGTGGGTAGACTGATTGACGAAAAGCTTGGAGGCAAGTTGTCAGATGATGAGATAGATTATCTACTGACAAACGACTTGAACCGTTGCCTTGAGGAAGCGGCAACATATCCTTGGTATGAAGGCATGAATGAGGCACGACAAACGGTAATCATCTCAATGCTGTTCAACCTCGGCAAGCCAAACTTTGACAAATTCCAGAATATGCAGGCCGCGTTGCTTGTAGGTGACTATGGGCTTGCAAGCCGTGAAATGCTTGACAGTAGGTGGGCCAAACAAGTTGGGCGGCGTGCGATTGAGTTATCCGACATGATGGAAAGCGGGGAATGGCAATGACTGTTGAGAACGTTGCAAGGAAGATGCTTGAACTAAAGATATTGCCACGATTTATGATGTTGGTGATGACAGGTGTTTATATTCGTTGCATCGAATGGGCGTTATCTCAACCAGATTTATCAACACAACAAAGCGCACTAATTAGCACCGTCACAGCAGCAGTCACAGGTTCGCTAGCCGTCTGGCTAAACTCGGAGAAGCACTAATGTTGCAAGCATTGATTGGGCCTGTTGCCTCACTTGCAGGCACTTGGCTGGAAGGCAAGGTAGAGAAAACCAAAGCAGAGACAGGCGCTAAAGTTGCCAGAGCAAAGGCAGAGGCAACGATTGCTGAGAAGCAGGCAACAGGCGAGATTGATTACGACATAGCTGCCGCAAATCAGATGGCCTCATCGTGGCGTGATGAATTTTTTTCACTGCTGTTTGCTATACCAATGTTGCTGGCATTTTGTGGCGATTGGGGGCGCGAAATTGTCTTTAATGGCTTTGAGGCTTTGCAGCAAATGCCGACATGGTATCAGGTGTCTCTTGGCGCTCTTGTGGCCAGTAGCGTAGGGATGCGCGGAATCACCAAATTTTATGGCAAAAAATAACTTTGCCAGTTTTTTGCCAAAATGGGGTTAACCCATTGATTTCATTCACAAGAATTGGCGGGAGTGAATGGATAAAAATATATCTAAATCAATGGGTTATAAGGTTTTGGTTATGACACTGCGGACATATGGGACACGAAAGTCTTTTTGGCATAATCACGCGCTGCGGCCCGATAATCAGGGTGAATTTGAGCGTAATGCTTCTCCGTCATCATCACTGTAGAATGCCCCAAGGCGTCCCTAATTTGCTCCATAGGCACACCGGCTAAAGCTGCACCCGCTGCCCATGTCGAGCGCAAGTCGTGGAAGCGAAAATTTTGTATCCCTGTTTTTTGACGAAACTTGTCAAAATCTGGGTACAAATTTGTGACAGGATAGCCATCCTTTTCGATGATATGCCCCGTGACAGAGTTGTCGTAAGCTTCACGCAACCATGCCTCAACCAATCCGGTTATATCGCATACCCGTCTTGCTTTGCGGCGTTTGCCATCATTGGGTGGATTAAAGTCTATCTGCCCTTCCCGCCATTTTATCTGATGCTTTTGCAATTCAAGTATGGCTGTCTGGCGTGATGCTGTCGATATTGCAATACCTACTGCCAGCTTTAAATGTAGCGGCTCTGTCTGCAAAACATCCAGCAAAACCTTCTTTTCATCCTCGTCAAGCCAGCGCACTCGCGCTTCCTTCTTGTAGTCATTCTTGGGAATGTAAGGCACACCATCAAGCATGTCGCCTTTCTCATCGTCTGCTGCCCAATTGATTGCAGCAATTAAAACCGACATTTCTCTGGCTAACGTGACAGGCTTAACACTGAAAGAACGCTCTTTCTTCCATGCTCTTACGGCAGACTTAAACGCAGCGTGGTCGAGCGGGTCGCAATCGTGAAGTGGCTTTAAAACTCTTAGTATTGAGTTATGCCGCGCCATTGAAACTGCGGTTCTCTGATAGTGTTGGCGTGTGTATTCTTTCAGTATTTCACCCACGTTCACAATACATGAAGGTGCGTGAAGCCTGTTGAATGTCTCTAGGAATTTACCCGCAAGCGCCTCATCTCGCGTGCCAGTGCTTGCCCACTGCGGCTTGCCGTTTGAGTCAGTCCAGTAGATGTACCAGTTTTTCCTATCTGGTCGTTCTTTAAGTTCAAAGGTATTTGACATGATATGTCTCCCTCTATTGTTGACAATGCGTGGGCTGGTATTCTTGTTTTTTTACCCACTTTGATACTGGCAATATCGCCAGATTCGGTCATCCGCAAGACTGTCTTTGCTGAAACTTTCCATCGTTCTGCTAATTCTTGCGGTGTATAAAAATCGCTCATAGAATCCTCACACTGGATAGCCATAAATTTCAAGGCCATCGTCATCTTTTTCTTCTGTTTTCCCATTCCCAATTACCAAGCCACAGCAGTGACATTGCAGCTTCCCATCGTCAGATTTCAGCGCTGTGACGCACATTGGGCATAGGTTGACTGCTAGACGTTGCGCAAATTTACCATCACCTTGAACGATCATAGCCACCTCTAATTGTCGTTGCCGGAACGCAAACAAACCGCCTCACCTTGGAAGATGTGTCGCCTGTGATAATCCATGTATTCTGCCCTTGCCCTCACAGCCCTTCTCATTTCACGGGCAATGTCGGGCCTTTGTTTCCACATTGCACCGTCTGGCCGCTTCATAGCTGGTATCGTGCAATCACGGTTGCCCTTGCTCCATCCAGACAACCATCCGTATGGCAGCAACTTGTGCATCTCTGTTAGCCATTGAGTGCCAGCTACATCTTTAATTTCAGTAGAAAACATGATGCGGTTTTCGGCATCGAATGAGATGTAGCCTTTGTCAAACAGGTAATCCAAATCATAACGCAGCAACAAACCGTTTGCGTAATCGACACACTCATCCTCATTTTTGCAATGGCGTAGAGGCTTGATATGGCTGCCCCTGATTATCTGCTTAATCTTGGTGCCAGTGACTTGGCATATACGCTGCTTGCGCAATAAGCCCTTCTTGAAGTCTGAGCGTATTCTTTTTATGTCACTGTCTTTGAGAGTCTTGTAGTAATGGGACATAAACCCGTTGTCTGGGTTATCTAGTCCTAACCGCTTCATCTCATGCTCTAACGTGCGCGTCATCTATAAAGCCTCTCCTCAAACACTGCGTCATACACACGGCGCACAACGGGGAGCGCGGCATCTTTCGCATCCTTTTCACACAGGCCAATGCGCCATGTCGGGTCATAGATGTTAGACATATGCACATCCACCTCATGCCCGCCGACTGTCAGAACCATGCGCATCTCTATCTGTGGACGCTCTACAGGCTGTCCCAGGCTTGCTGGTTCGCTTCCTCGCTTTTCCAATATCTGTGGCAACATTTCACTCCACAAAATACGTCACCGGCTCCGTTGACTACGCCTGCATTGCGCCAATTAAAACGCTCCTTGCAGCGGTAACATTCATCCCATCTATGTGCGGCTACCGGCTTTTTCTTCTTGGCGCTCTTTTTCTTCCGCACGTTCTAAAATCTCTATAGCTTTCGCTCTCATCTGCCGTGGCGTTAAACGCAACTGGCTTTGCTGCTTGCCTATCACCAGCAACAACCCATCCGTATTGGGTATTGCCAGGGCGGGGTGGGATGCCGCGAGTTGGCCCGCAGCATCCTCATTTGTCTTAAAACGGGATTTCATCATCCATCATGTCTGTTGTTGGTGCAGCCGCAGGCGTGGTTTTAGGCGGCGCTTTATCGGCTGGCACAGCCTTCAACTTGCCTGCAACCCAGGTGTCATTCTTCTGGTAGCCATTGAGATAATACGTCTGGCCACCGACTGTGACTTTGCCATCATAGTCGCTGTGCCAATCTTCCGTTTTATCGGCGTCATCCTTCTTGTTCAGCGAGAATGTCAAATCATCCACGCCATACTTAACCCTTGGGGCATCAGCCATTTACTAACTCCTTCTTTCTCGTGGCAAATTCTCTCATTTCTTCCTTTGGCATTGACGGGCCGCCTCGATTTTTGAAACCCGCCTCCAAAACCTTCAAATCGTCACAATGCCCCACCAACTCATTGAGTTTGTCGGCTGGACAATTCGCTAACAATTCGGCGTTAATAAAAGCCCTGCCGATAGGTTTTACCCCACCGGCAGGGGAGTGGCCTGTGTCCACGGGAGGGAGACTGCCCGTGTCGGAGGTAACAGGCGTTATTGGCTTTGGCGGGTCATCAAAGGCACCATTCTCTGCGCCATCGTCATCCGCGTCCTCGACACCTTTTTCAGTGCCGAAAAGTGAGGCAAGTGCGTAGCGTTTCGCATAAGTGACTGCGCCACCAATCTTCTGATTGTTAGTCATGTCATCCACAATGACAGGGTAACGGCTTTGCCTTGTTTCCCCACTTTCATGCAGCATTACCGTGCGCACGAAAATCATCTGGCCTTCAAAATCCACCTCTTGTGTGAAGGCCAAACCAAAGGCGGCAGCTTGCTTTACATTGTTGATTACAGCGCCAATGGAGGCGTACTGAGAGCGGTTGCCCTTCTTGTCTGGCTCAAAACCGCCTGTTGACTTTTGAAACCGTACCAGCGCCTTTGCTAATTCACTCATTGTCTAATTCAATCCTCTTTGAATTGTTCTTGCTTACTGTCACACGGATGCCCTCGCCTGATGCCGTACTGGCATCACGCGGCACTAGCTTCTTGATTGCTGCCTCTGCATCTTTGAAGGATTGCGCAGCACCAAAGGTTTGTTTCCACTGGTCAGCGTGTCGCTTCCAGTCCAGCGCCTTTTTGCTTTCAGTCATGTCATATGGCTGGCGCTCATCAAGTGGCACAGGCGTATCATCAGGCATAGGAATGAACGGCAACTCCTGTTTCTTTACCGCTTCCATGAAGTCTGTAGCGATACCGATAAGAAGTTTGGTGTAATCCTTATCCAACGTGATGACATGAGTTTGCGGCTCATCCCCGCCGCGAAGAATGTTTAAGATGCCATATTTGACGTATTTGCCAGTGTGTTCTTGGAGAAGATGCCCATTCCAATGAAGCTGGGGGCTGTACTGCTTTAAAAGGCGCGGTATAACGTCTGCCCACGCCTCGCCCCGCTTTGGACGCCCCATGGTAAACTTAGCGTCCATAACGGCCTGATAGCCTTCCCAATCGGCAATACTGCCGTCCAAAGTACAGCGCATAAACGGGTGTTTCTTGGAACGGATGACTAGCTGTTGGTTCTCAACTATCTTCTGATGCTTCCACTCAAACCAAGCGATATTCAACGGTTCTGTGCAGCAACCCATTAAGACAGGCCAAACGCATGTCAAATCCTCTGAATAGTCATATCCGCATTTTTCGTTAAAAAGCTGGGTGATTTTTGCTTCATCACCAGAAGCCAAGGTGTTTATATCGCTACCACCGATTGTGGTTTTGCGTTCCTCAATTGACTTGCTTGAAAGCTGGAAACTCTCAAAAAAAGGCGGGACACGTTTTAGATTTGTGTCACCCGCCTGATTTAGTTGTTCGTTTTTTCCACTCATAAAATAACTTATAGTTACTTATGAGCGTAAAGTAAAGGGGTAATTTACCCTAAGTTAAAAGAAGCGTATGCCTCTGATAACATGCACAGATTCCACCTCATCATGTAAAAACTCTACGGTTTCGGCTGGGTTGTACTTGAAGAAAATAAGTTTCTCCTCAGTGCAATCTCTGTACTCTAGGATTTGGCGTATATTACTGTTGTGGAATGCCACGACAACTGCCCTCCCTTTTATTTTTGGCATGTGTGTATCAACGAAAAGTGTCTCGCCCGCGTTAATTCGGGGAGCCATCGAGTCTGATGGCATATATACTGCGTAGGCACTTTCATTGTTTGACATGCTGGCTGGCTTATCTACCATGTCAATCGGCCTTTCTGTCCAAGTTAAGCCACCGGATTTGTGAGGGTTTCCATAAACAGGCATCCGCTGTGTTACATAGCCATGCTCTAACGATGCGGGCCTTATGCCTTGGCTTGCGGCTGTTATGTCTTTCTCATCAACATTGAAAATTTCAGCAAGCTGAGACAAATAGCTGTCTATAGTACGTCTGCCCTTCTCCATCCGCGAATATTCAGATTGGCTGATGCTCAAGGCATCAGCGACATCCTGTTGTGATTTACGGGCGGCGGTGCGCACGTTGTATAAATTATTTGGGAATTCCATTTGCTCTTTCCTAAGATAGATATGTCAGCGCCAAAATTTACATTGGGAAACCCTGGCGGTGCCTGATGCGGGTGTTGCCAGCTTGATGCCAACCTGCCGTGTGATGATGATTCTGTTTTTACCACTGCTAAACCCTTTCTACTTTAACTAACGGTTAAATAAAACATAGGAATAAAAAACTGGTTTGACAAGCATAAATTACAAGCATAAATTAACCTCCAATTATGAGGGTTAATTATGCGTTTGAATCAATATCTTGTTCAAAACCAAGTATCAGCATCGAAATTTGCAAAAGAGTTAGGCGTTTCCAGCGTGGCCGTTTGGAAATGGCTGAACGGTGTTGGCCTGCCTGCTGGAAAGCATATGGTGGAGATACACAAAGTCACAAATGGGAAAGTCACCTCTGCTGATTGGGAGCCGATTGATGGGCAAGGCCAGTAGAGATAAGGGCGGCAGATTTGAGCGCGAGTTGGTGAATACCGCCCGCGCTCATTCTTTAGATGCTTACCGTGTACCGCTGTCAGGTGCGGCTGACGGCTTTAAGAACGATTTAATTATCAAATTAGGGCGCGAGACTTGGGAATTAGAAGCCAAGAAACGCGCTAATGGCTTCAAGTTTTTATACGACAACATTGATGGCGCTGATGTGCTTGTGGTTGGTGCGGACAGGCGCAAACCTTTGGCTGTGCTTGATTACGAGGACTTTTGCGACTTACTGGCAGGGGTGCATGATGGCAAAAAGCAGGCGATATGATTGGCAGCGGCTTGAGGATGATAAAGCCGCCCTACACTACCGCACTGGCAAGCCGGAAGAAGAACGTGTTTGTCTCAAGTGTCAGCAAAAATTCATGTCATTCGGGAAAATGAACCGTCTTTGCGGTGCCTGTAAGGGCACTGAGGACTTTCGCTACAGCGCATGGGCTGAACAGCATGAGATATTGCCAAAATGATAGTCACGCTCTCCAGACAGGATGAGGCGCAGTGCCAGCAAGCATCGCGGATGCGCTATCAGATGAACCGTGCCAGCAACATTCAACAGCAAAGGAAAGCGCCAAAAGCCGCTGGGAACATAGAATTGCTAGGCATCCGCTGTGAGTGTGCCGTAGCCCGTGTTTTGGACGTGGAATTTAACCCGTACCACCTCGGCATTGACAGCGGCATTGATTTGTTTGCCGGTGACATTGCGGTTGATGTTAAGGGGCGCAATCACGGCACTGGCCTGATATTTCAAAGCAAAAGCCGGTTTAAAGCTGATGTGGCGGTGCTGGTTGAAGCAGAAGGCGATGCCTTGCGGGTAATCGGCTGCGCGTCAAAGCAAAGGTTTTTAAAAAGCGCGGAAACACGCGACTTTGGGCATGGAGAATGTGCCTTTTTGCCAGATGACAAGCTGGAACCGATTGAACGCCTGTGGCGGCTGATGACGGAAAGGCGAGTGAATGACTGACCAGTTAGTAAATCGCAGCCTGCTCAAAGAGAATTTCACAGTTTTGCCTAATGCGCTGCTGAATGATGCCGCATTGAACGGTGAAGGGCTGGCGCTGATGGTTTACTTGCTGTCAAAGCCGGTCAACTGGAAACTGGCGGTGGCAGACATAGGCAAAAGGTTCTCTTGGGGGAGAGATAAAACCTACAAAGTCATTGGGCATCTGATGGCGGTTGGCTACATAGTTAAAGAAGAACATCGAAATGGTGGCAAATTCAAAAACTGCATCTATAAAATCTATGATACGCCTCAAATTTCACCGTTTCCTGAAAAACCGGATACGGTTTTACCGGATACGGCAAATCAGGACTATATAAAGAACAGAGATACTATCAACTTATCTAAACAAAGAACTGACTCTAATGGTTGGTTTGAAAAATTCTGGACTGAGGTTGCTCACAAAACAGCAAAGGCTGATTGCAAGCGCAAGTTTGATCGTGCGGCAAAGACGATAGAGCCAGAAACCATCATCAAAGCCTATCAAGCACAACTAGCAGCGCATAAAAGCAAAGGAAAAGACGCGGAATACTTTAGGCGTCCCCTCACCTGGCTCAACCAACGCGGCTGGGAGGATGAAACACCCGCCGCTGATGGGCCAATCCGGCGGGTCAAACTGCCAGCCAGCGAGGCGGATTATCAGAAAATTCCAATCCAGTTAGTTTTGAACAAGCCAGAATTGAGGGAATACGCAAAAGCAAAGGGTTGGTATCGCGCAGATAGTCCTTTTGACAACCACAAGGAAAAACATGGCTAGAAAGCAAAAAGCAAAGGTTATTCAAGACGCGGACGGCATACTGCCAACTGCGGAGCGTGGGCAACATAATGAGATAGCCACAATCGAAACTAGGAAAGCTGGCCAGCGGGTGCGCAAGGTTGTTGATGGCACCAGTCTGGACTACTACAAGCGGCACGGCATCATAACGGAAGAACAGTATTTTGCTGGAATGCGGTTATATAGCCTTTGGAGGGCCGCAGGGTGGGAGCAACGCCTCACAAGTACTTGGGATAGCCTACCAAGTGGTAACGCCGACTCAAGCGGCTCAGAACGCGCTGCAATGGCTATCGCTGATTTACACATATTGGCGAGAGAAATGGGCGCGCAACTTTACGGCATGGCGGAGCAGATTTGTTGTCATAGCTTGATGGCGACAGAGTGGACGGAGAAAAGCGGGTATAAGAAAAGAGCCGCACCGGATCTGATGCGACTCTCATTAGATGCTTTGATTGATGCTTTCAAGCGTCTAAATCAGGCTTAACAGCTTTTTTAATCGCGGCAAAAGCAATGTCTATGCAGTAACATTCATCTTCAACTTTTTGCCGATGTTCATTGCTGTGTTCACGTTCAAAATGACCAATCCGCTCTTGGTATTCGTTTAAAGCTTCATCAATCACTGTTAAAGCGTCTGATACTTTCATTTTTCATCCTTTCTCGACTTGCAAAAAAACAAGGGCTAGTTGTTTTGCAACTATGCAACGCGATTGACCTGGACGCCTTCAACCCCGTCCAATGTGTAACGGAATGACTGAAAACGTGCATCAAGCTTGTGTCTCACTGCCCACTGGTTCCCCGTCTGGGCAAGCTGAGAGCCGCGCATTGGCTTTTCGCTGTTGTCTGGAACGAAAAAGCCTTTCCCAACTTGCAATTCGCCCCATGGATAAAGGGACACGCCTTGACGGTTGGTGATTGGCTTTTCGATTGCGTCTATGATTTTGAACATTGTCATTAGTTTAGTCTCCCGTTTTAGTGATTAAGGTTGCCAGCTTTTGAGTTATTGAACGGGGAAGCTGGCGTTCTTCCCCAAAATCCGCTTGCGCTGTTTTCGCGAGCCGAATCATTCCCTCCCATGTATCCGATGCCCTGTAATGGGTTAGGGTCACGTCATGCAAGGCGTGCCGGTAAAGGTTGTAATCGGCCCAATCCTTACAGGCGTTTTGAATGTGGATTTTGAACATTGGTTAACCTCCAAATGTGTTGATGATTGTGGCAACGTATCGCCAGAATAGGCTGTCCCGCCCGCCAAGGACGGACAAGGACAGCGGGATAAATACCGCCAGCGATAAGGCGATATCTAATGCGGTTGAGAGTTTCATTGGTTCAAATCCACAAGCTGTATTTCTCCAGCTTTTATAAGCTTTTCCGTTTCAGCCTTTTTCATGTCCAAAAACATGTTGCGGTATTTGCTTGTTGTGGTGCTGTAGTCCCATGCGTTCCTGTCTAGCTTGATGCTGCCATCATAGCTTTTGAACGCAATCAAAGTGTTGTAGCTTTGAAAGTACCAACCATCCGGCGTCTGGATTACAAATTGATTTGCAACTTTGTTGCCTGATGGCGAAGTCATGTTGCGAACCTTTACCATCACGCCGCCTCCAATGCTTTGTTGATGATTGGAGTTTTGCCGGTGACACGCTCAACAATTTCAGCGCAATTAGAAAACACTCCATCACGCATAGGCATCAACAGCCCAAAGGCGTTGTCATCGCCTAATGTGATGAACGCGGGTCCGGTTCCGTTGTGGTAGAAATGCGGGTTTGATTTAAAGACTTTCCCAACTTTTGCCCAGATTGCTACCAAATTGGCGTCAAAGTGAGCAGTTTCGCCGGTTGTCTTTTCTGGTACAACGCGCCGCCAGTCTGGATAGGTGCCAGCTTCAATGGCGTCAAAGCCAATGCCAGCGATATTTGCGCGTCCAGATTCAAAGTTAGCTTGCGGCAATTCAATAACCGCAACCGGATTGCGGCCAACCGCTTTCACTGCCAGCTTGCAAATATCAAGTGGGATTGTGAAAGTGAAGGAAAGCGGGACGTCTGTTTCGCTTGCGTCCTGTTGTAGTGCCGCGAATAGGCTTTTGCCGTCTGTTGCGACCACATTGAACATATTATTAACGCCAGTGATATGGACGCCTTTCAAGTAATAGCGCGTTGTTTCTGTGCTTGCGCATAGAATGGCGGCTTTCAAATAGTCTGTTTTCAGTAAAAGTTTCATTGTGCAATCTCCCATTGCTATAAGTTACCCTCATATATTGCTATAACTTACAGTTAATGTAAATAGCTTATTTGCATATTTATTTGCATAACGCGCGTGACTACTGTATGTTGTGGGTATGATTGAACAATAGCGCCAAATATGGCGCTTTTTTTATGCGGGTAATGTGGCGGGTATATTATGCCAAAAAGCAAATATGATAAGGCAAAACTTAAAATAGAGTTTTTAGAGCGTATTGCTGGCGGAGAGTCACATTCGGAAATCTGCTTGGATAAACACATGCCAAACTGGTCAACAGTCTGGCGATGGGCGAAAGCTGACAAAGAGTTTGAAGCTGATTTAGAAAGCTGCAAATTTGAGCGCGGTTGTCTTTATGGTTATAAAGTGGGCGAGATTGCATCTGATTTATATGAAAACGCAGAAACGCAGACGCATGAAATGGTAGCTGCGAAACGTGCGGCTATGGATGGTTACAAGTGGAGTGCTGCAAGGATGGCTGGCGTCAATGGCTGGAATGATAAAGTGAGCATTGAACACACTGCTGGCGGGACGTATGTTGAGGCTTTGCAAAGTCTGGCTATAGAGAAAAGAACAGAAGAAAGGGCGCAAGAAGTACGCGCGCAAACTTCATCACAAACAGACGACAAAGCAGACAATCCAGCTTCAAAAGCATTGCATTGATTGCCGTCTGGCATGCCCGCGCCGTGCTAAGTCATTGTAAATATTGCGGTTGATTCCCGTGCGCTAGGCCAATCTGGCAGAATTTGCAGCAAACCCGCTGGAATCCAAGCGAATACCCCCCCCAGCAAAATTAGACGGGGGCAGATATTATTTATATATACCCCTCTCTTTTGGCGGTGATTGTGCACCTGTAGCCGTCAAATCGGTGGTTCTCGTTGGTTCCTAGGCTTAGGCGAGATTAAATTGGCCGTTAAACTGACCAGCCACCACCATTATTCGCTCCGGCAAGATTGGACGGTGCAGTTATTATTTATATATCCCCCTCCCCAAAGGGCATCCCATGATAACAGGTTTCCCTGTCACCATCGCCGAAGCGCTTATCATCGGCTTGCTGGTGATATTGATATTGCGCCGTTGAGGCTATGAACGATAAACAGCTACAGGACATTCTGCGCGAGTTACATGACGACCCAGTTATGTTCGTTGAGAAGGTTCTCCACGCCACCCCCCAAGCTTGGCAGGCAGAGGCTTTAAGGGCGGTACGCGATAATTCCAAGGTTTGCATCAAGAGCGGCCACGGTGTTGGCAAGACGGCTTTTCTTTCATGGCTTGTGTTGTGGTGGCTGTTGACGCGCTACCCCACCAAGGTTGTGTGTACGGCCAACACTGCTCACCAGCTAAGTGATGTGCTGTGGACAGAGATTGACCGCTGGGCGCGTGGTATGCACGCAGGCTTTCGTGACAGGCTGAACTTCAAGGCTGACAAGATTAGCCTAGAGGGTGCTAACGACAGCTTTGCGGTAGCCAGAACCAGCCGCAGGGAGTCACCAGAGGCGCTTCAAGGCTTTCATAGTGATAATATGCTCATTCTGGTGGATGAGGCGTCAGGCGTGCCTGATGTGGTGTTTCAAGTTGGCGAGGGTGCCATGAGTACCCCCAATGCTAAAACTGTGCTTACTGGCAACCCCACTAGGTCGGATGGTTTTTTCTACGAGGCGTTTCATAGCAATCGTGAACAGTGGCATTGCCAGACTGTGAGTTGCGAAGATGCTGAAACTGTCGATGAGAAGTTTATTGCCAGCATGGACGCACAATACGGGCGTGAAAGCAGCGTTTTCGCTGTTCGCGTTTTGGGCGAGTTTCCCTCTCAATCTGATGATGTTCTATTGCCTTTGCATCTTGTGGAAAGTGCTATTGGGCGTGATGTAGAGGCATCACCTACTACTCCGGTGGTGTGGGCGCTTGACGTTGCCCGTTTCGGCAGTGACAGGTCTGCGCTGGCTAAGAGGCGCGGGCAGGAGTTGTTGGAGCCGATCAAGACTTGGCAGAACAAGGATTTGATGGAGTTGGCTGGTATTGTGCTGACGGAGTACGAGGCTTGCCGCTATATGGACAGGCCCACGGAGATATTTGTTGATGCTATTGGAATTGGTGCGGGGCTGGCTGACAGGCTTGCGGAACTGGATTTACCCGCTGTATCGGTGGCTGTATCGGAAAGTCCTGCTTTGCGCGATAAGTTTGGTAGGTTGCGTGACGAGTTGTTTTGGAAGGCGCGAGAGTGGTTCGAGGGCCGCGATGTGGTGCTACCGCAAGATGACGCGCTCATCCAAGAATTAACCGGCATACGGTATAAATATCTCTCTAACGGCAAATTGAAGATTGAAAGCAAGGACGAGATGAAACGGCGCGGTCAGCGTTCTCCTGATGTGGCTGATGCGTTTGTTTTGACGTTTGCTGGCGATGGTGCGATGGCCAGTGGCGGCATGAGCCGGTGGAACAGCCGCACCCCCCTCAAGGCAAACACAGCGTGGATTGTATGAGCAATGTGATTGATTTTCCCGACAAGGGAGAGATGAACATCGCCGTGGATTTGGACGAGGCTGCGGACAACATAGATTTTGTGGCCAATCAGATGTCAGTTGTCATGGCTGGATTGGATGTGATGACCGACATTACTTGGCGTGAAATGTTCCAAGGCTGCATGATTGCCGCTGTTTTTGCGGCCCAACACGCAGATATGGAGCCAGAGGATGTCACGGCCATATTTCAGAGCGTGAGGATACAGGATGGCGACGACTAAGGATGTTAAGCGCACCGCGTCTGGCTCTCTTGTTTATCGGGGTGAGCGTTTTAGTGGGTATAACAAGCCTAAGAGGACGCCTGGTAAAAGCAAGAAAAGCGCCGTTCTTGCGAAGAAGGGCAATGAGGTGAAGCTGGTGCGCTTTGGCGACCCGAACATGAGCATCAAGAAGAACCAGCCCGCAAGGCGCTCTAACTTTCGTGCGCGGCATAGCTGCGATACGGCGAAAGACAAATTCAGCGCAAGATATTGGAGTTGTAAAGCATGGTGAATAAACAGCCTAATTTTGACGTAATGTCTCCCAAAGAGCGCAGACAGTACGAGGCAGAAACCGGAAAGAAGATTCCGGTTGCAGAAATGGTTTCAGCAGAGCCAAAGCCACAGAATGTGATTACTACTTTTGGCATTGGCAAAACCTCTAAGCCAAAGGCAGCAAAGGGTAAAAAGAAATGACTTATGGAAAGAAAAAGCCAAAAAAGAAGGTAAGGGGCGTCCGTCTACAGAGCGGCAAATACTGCTCTAAATGATTTACACGCGAGTTATGCGCAGGCCGAAGGTGGAAACGCCCCCGGCCTTTTCTATTTGCAAGGGCTGCGTGACGCCGAAGCGGTGCAGAGAGGGCGAGGTTTGCGATGGCCAGACTGTTCAAGAAAGTCCCAAGAGACAAGAAAACCGGCGTCCCAAAGAAATACCTATCAGGCGCAAAAGACAAGTCAGCAAAAGCCAAAGAAATAAAGCGGACAGCCGCCGCTTACAAGGCGGGCAGAAAAATTAACGTCAAGGCTGTGAGCAAGTCGAGGGCAAGGCAAAATGGCAAAGCCACTTAGCGAGAAAACGAAAGCTGCACTGCGCAAGAAGGCAGAAGGCAGCAAGTTTACCTATGGGCAGCTTGCACAGGTGTATCGGCGTGGGCAAGGCGCGTATTTGAGTAGTGGCAGCCGTAACGTGCCAATGGCCGCTTGGGCTATGGGCAGAGTAAATTCCTTTGTTTCTGGCAAGGGTGGTGCGCGTAAAGCGGACGCGGACATAGCAAAGAAGGCGCGTAAGAAATGAAGATGGATGATGAACATCTTGGCAGTGTAGTCTCCTCAGAGATTACTGATGCGCTGAACCACTATGACCAAGAGTTTTCGGCGAAGCGTATCAAGGCACTGGACTATTATCTTGGCGAGAACCTTGGCAACGAGGTTGAGGGCAAAAGTCAGGTAATTAGCCACGAATTTGCTGACACCGTTGAGACAATTATGCCTTCACTCATGCGCATTTTCACGGCAAGTGACAAGTATGTGCGTTTTGCTGCAAGGACGGCAGAGGATGAGGTAAAGGCTGAACAAGCCAGCGATTATGTGAATTTCATCATAAATCACGACAATCGTGGATTTACCATCTTTAGCCATTGGTTCCGTGATGCGCTCATGTTTGGCCTTGGTGTGGTCAAATACTACTATGATGACACTACAACCGTTGAGGAAGCCACCTACGAAAACCTGTCAGAAGGTGAGATTGGTTTGCTGTTGGCCAACCCTGATGTGGAGTTGATAAGCCAGCGCGAGAATATGACCACCATTATCGGTGATGATGGCGAGGATACCGAGGTAGTTGAAAGCTACAACCTCAAGCTGCGTATCAAGAAGGTTAGCGGACGTATTCGCATTGAGAACGTGCCGCCGGAAGAATTTATGTTTAACCGGCGTGCAAAGTCGCTGGATGATGCGCGTTTTGTGTGTCACCGCACCACCATGACGGTCAGCGACTTGGTGAGCATGGGCTACGACCAAGACGAGATTGAGGCACATGCAGGCCACCCACAGCTTGAGGTAGAGCAAGAGCGTCAGGTGCGCTTTGGTGACATTGAGAGCAGCACTGAAACAGAGCCATCCGACCCGTCACAGCGGGAAGTGGCTGTATATGACAGCATCATTCTGGTTGACTATGACGGTGATGGCGTTTCAGAGCGCAGACGTGTTTTGTCCATTGGTGACAGTGGGCAGCATGTTCTGGAGAATGAAGTCACTGACTCCATGCCTTTTGCGGTTATCACGCCAATTATGATGCCACACAGGCTTGTAGGCCGGTCAATCTTTGATTTGACTGAAGATTTGCAAGTGATGAAGTCAACTTTGATGCGTCAGTACCTTGATGCAACATATTTGACTGTAAACCCGCGCACAGTCGCCGTTGAGGGCATGGTCAACTTTGACGACTTGCTTGACAGCACGGCGGGCGGCATTGTGCGTGTACGCCAGCCGGGAGCGGTGCAAACGCTTAGTGGCCAAGGCGTAGGTGGTGAGGTGCAGCCATTGATGC